TGTCATCTCTACTAGCTTTCTTACTATTGGTTGGTGGCGAACCAGTGATTGGTTCGCTGAGTGGGGGCTCTTGACTGCTGCGGGGGTATGGAGCACAAGAGCTTTCTACATTTTTCTCACAGGTGAGACAGTTATCAATATGAATAAGACTGCCTCGATTCTCCTCTCTGTGGCATGGGTAATAGGAGCCCTAGGTGCATACGTTCTAGAACGCTATGACCATGTAGAGAGCGGTGGACGTGAGTGACCAGACATGGAGCCTAGTTGTTGGATTCTTGGTGGTAGTGGGGTTTCGTCTTTTAGATTGGGCCTTTCCTAGGGGCTATATTTGGAAAAAGATGAGGGAATGGTCCGAACCACGGGAAGGTGATGATGACAGCGACGAGACCAGCATTCGCCCTAGATCGCCTTCCGGCCGATGATGATGAGCTCTACCACCTAGTCACCGCTCTCTGGGGTGTGGTGATCCCCCGTCATACCGTGTGCCCTGAGCATGTTGCACCTTTTGAAGTTTTTGCTGATGCATATTTCAATCGCGGGGAAGATTCGATCACCCTGTGGCATGGATCTAGAGGACTTTCGGGTAAGAGCTTCATGCTCTCCATCCTGGGACTGACCAAAGCCTTTCTCAAAGGTACTGATGTGAACCTGCTGGGTGGTTCACTGGCCCAGTCCACCAACATCCATGAGCACATGAGGGCAGCTATGGAGTCATCTGCTGCTCCTAAGTACATGATTGAGACTGAGGCACAATACTTAATTAAACTCTCAAACGGAGCAAGAATCCGCCCACTCACTGCCTCCCAAAAGACAGTACGTGGACCACACCCTCCCTTCCTCCTCTTGGATGAGATCGATGAGATGGACATCAACATCCTTGATGCCGCTCTTGGTCAGCCCATGCCCCAGAAGAACTATCTGGGGGAGATCATCAGGCCTTATACCGTGCTGTGCTCTACCTGGCAGAACCCAGAGGGAACCTTCACTGAAGTCAGAAGGCGCTTTGAAGAGCGTGGGCTACCGATTAAGACCTGGTGCTATAGAGAGAGTGCCAACCCCATTGATGGGTGGCTATCAGAAGAGACTATTGAGTCCAAGAAGCGTGAGATCAGCAAGGAAATGTGGCGGGTGGAGTATGAGCTGGGTGAGCCCTCCATCGGTAACAGAGCATTTGATTCTGAGGCGATTGAGAAAACTTTCGCGGGGGAATTTGCCCCTGTTTATGAAAAGAACATGAAAGATTACGAAGAATACGTACTAGAAGAACCAAAGAACAACCATAGATATGTAGCAGCAGCAGACTGGGCCAAGGAGCAGGACTACACCGTTATCAGTGTGCTGAACGTGACTGAGCACCCATATACTTTGGCTTATTTCCTAAAACTGAATAGACGACCATATCCATACATGGTGGGCAGATTTAACGAAGCAATCACTAAATACAATGCATCTGCACTGCATGATCGAACAGGGCTAGGCAATGTGGTCAATGATTATCTAGATATCCGTGCAAATGGCTTTACCATGACGGGGGAGAAGCGTGATGCGATGCTGGCTGAGTATGTCTCAGCAGTAGAGAAGGGGGAGATGGAGTTCCCCAAGATCACCAGTGTCTACCTATCCCACAAGTACTGCCGGGTAGGAGACCTTTATGCACGGGACAAAGAGCACCACCTGCCCGATGATGTCTGCTCCCTAGCCTTGGCCTACAGAGCGAGTAGGAAGTATGGCTCCCCGGTTACTCCTATTGGGGTCAGGAAGACCATGGAGCCCAACAGGTACGAGAAGATGTTCACCATGCGGGAGCAGACCAGGACTGTGGAGGCACAGGTAGCGGGTGAAGTAAGACAACTGACGGGGGAAACAGGAGAATATAACCTCACCCTTTGAATAAAGAGTGAGTAGCCCACAAGAGAGAATAGATACATGACCGTTAGCCCTGTAGAGCGCTCCATCAATGGAGAAGACCTGGTTGCTGAGGTCATTCCCAAAAGGGTAGCTCCCACAGTTGAGCTGGGTATTACGGGTCTTAAGCGGACCACGGGGTATGTGGATGAGGAGTTTCTCCCCCAGCTAAGAGGACGCAAGGCTATTGGCGTCTTCAAGGAGATGAGTGAGAACGACGCCATTGTGGGTGCGTTGCTCTACTCAGTACAGATGCTGCTGAGGGAGATTGAGTGGCGGGTAGAAGCCTGTGGGCAGGAAGAGAACGATGTCCTCGCAGCTCAGTTCCTAGAGTCATGCATGGAGGACATGTCCCACACCTGGGATGACCTGATTGTGGAGATCCTGTCCTGTCTGGTCTATGGCTGGTCCTGGCATGAGATTGTCTATAAAAAGCGTGACGGGATTAACTCCAAATATGACGATGGAATGCTCGGGTGGAGAAAGATGCCCATCCGTGCCCAGGAGACCCTGCTTAGGTGGGCCTTTGATGACAAGGGCGGGATCAGGGCCATGGTGCAGTTGGCTCCCCCTCACTACAAGACAGTGGTCATCCCCGTAGAGAAGTCTTTGCTTTTTAGGACATCACTGTCCAAGGGCAACCCTGAGGGGAAGTCCATGCTCCGTACTGCCTATCGCTCTTGGTACTTCAAAAAGCGGGCAGAGGAGATCGAAGGCATTGGTATGGAGCGTGACCTGGCAGGTATGCCAGTGGGAAAGCTCCCTGCTCAGTACTTTGATGCCCCGCAAGGGTCTAAAGAAGAGAAGATGCTCAAGGCCTTCCAGAAGATGGTCAGAAGTGTTAGGCGGGATGAACAAGAGGGCATTCTTATCCCCAATGAGTTCGACCAGGACACCAAGCAGCCATTGTTCGACTTCCAGCTAATGGCCTCAGCAGGCTCACGACAGTTCGATACCAACCAGATTATTCAAAGGTATGAGCAGAGAATCCTGATGAGTGTGCTCGCTGACTTCATCATGGTGGGGCATCAGAGTGTCGGAAGCTATGCCCTGCACACTGATAAGACAGGCCTCTTTAGAGCATCTATCAACTCCATTGCCATGAGCATTGCTGATGTCTTTAACCGCTATGCCATCCCACGGCTCTTTGAGCTCAACGGGATTAAACTAAGAGAACTGCCCAAGCTCGTACCTAATGATGTAGACCCACCAGACCTGACCCAGTTGTCCCAGTTCATGGGTCAGATGAGCTCTATTGGGATGAGTTGGTTCCCAGACCCAGAGTTGGAGAAGTTCCTCAGGAGTGCATCTCGCTTGCCTGACCTGTCCCCTGAGCAAGAGCAGATTAGGGAGCAGGAAGAGAAGCAGGCCACTGTGATGAGACTGGCCCAGCAGCAGATGGGCATTCTTGGACTCAGGCAGCAGGCCATGATGGGTGAAAGCCAGCTAGAGCAGACCCAGAACCAACCAGACCCACAACAAGCACACCAGATGCAGCTTCAACAGTCCCAGGAGCAGCACAAGCAGAAGATGACCCAGAGTGACCAGATGCACAGGCAGAAGCTGGCTCAGGCCAAGGCTAAGCCTGACAACAAGACGGGATCCAAACCAACACCTAGGGGTAAGAAGTGAACACCTGGGTGATCATTGTCATTGGTGCTGTAGTGGTTCTAGCCCTTTTAGCAACAAGGTGGCGCAAATGAGGTTCAGGGATCACGCCCGTATGGAGGATCTAGAGAAGCGGGTCGAAGAGCTAGAGAGAACCTGTATCAGGGCATCTCAGCACAACAGCACTAGGCCACAGTCAGTTCTGATGTTTAAAGACGATGCAGAAACATTGGAGACCATCCTTGAACCAGATCTACCACTGGGTTCACACCACACCTGAAGGGGTTGAGATGAGCTTCTGTGAAGGATGCGGGGGCATCATCGGTGATCGCAATCAGCATGACCGGTTTCATGAGAAGACCAGGAGCATCGTATGAGTGAAGGTCGTGGTGCGTGGACTCTGCGGGGTAAGGGCAATGGTCACAAGCTTTACACTCGTCTGAAGAATCTCCCTATTGATGGGGTGATTCCTGACTACACCGGGGGAATGGACCCAGAAGCCCTCTCTTGGTACAAGTCAGTCAACTATGGAGTCTTGGCTATTCAGAAGGCTGTGGGCGTAGAAGAACTCGATGGTTGCTACCGCTGGTCCACCAAGAAGGCAGTCAAGCAGTACCAGCTTGATGAGGGTCTGTATGCCGATGGGGAAGTAGGCCAGCAGACCATGGAAGCTATTCTTAGACCTATTATTAAAAGAGAGTGTGAGGCTAAGAACATCGATCCCAAGTGGATCTTTGGGATTGCACGGCAGGAGTCAGCTCTCGACCCTGGCGCACAGGGAGCTACCACTCCCAATGACCTAGGAATCTGGCAGTTCAACACATCCACTGGCACACCTACCCCAGAGCAGGCCTTTGACATCGACTGGGCAGCAGATGCTGTGACCGACAGGTGGAAGGCAGCTTGGAACAGCTATGCGGGCAAGGGAGAGCAAATCAGGTTGGACTGCACCATCATGCAGCATCGCTCTCCGTATTCAGCTGATTACTACTACGAACATGGTGAGCTCAATACCCCTGAGTCCATGGAGTATGTGGACGATGTGAAGATGCTGGCTAGTGACTGGTAATAAGAACTATGCTTAAGTTTCAACTGTGTTTTAAGGAGAAGAAGTGAGCCTAGAAAAGATCAACAAGGCTGCCTATGAGGTCTTCTCCGCTATGGATGAGGATGAAGCCCGTCTTGTCCTTAGTGCCATTGTCT